TCGATCCCCAGCGCGACCGCCGAGAGCAGCATGTTCCGCAGATAGACGGTGTTGTCGCCGGTCGTCTCCGCGCCGTAGCGTCGAGCGTTGCCGTGCGGGATCGTCACGTCCACCACGCCCGTCTCGGCCTTCGACGCGGGGTAGATGTTGAGCCCGCGCTGCACGTTGCCGAACTCGATCCCGAGCCAGCCTGCGAGCGTCGAGGCCCACTCCGCGAGCGTCGGCGACCCGCTTGGCACGGGCACGCCACGCTTCGCGTAGGGCTGGACTTTCGGGATCGTCGCCGTCATGCGTCACCCACGCCGGCCACGGCAGGCACCGCCGGCATTTCGACCCGCTGCACGTTCCACTGGGCGTCCGCCGTCGTCGGCGTGAACGCGAACTGCACGCCCCGCGCGCTCCGGATATCGAGTCCCATCATCGTGCGGTACATGCCGTCCGCCGAGGTCGTCGGCGTCGGCGTGCCCACGAGACTGCCCGCCGTGTTGGGCGTCGTGATCGTGACCGCAATGGGCGCTTGTGTGCCCGTGATCGCCGTCGCCTGATCGGCGTTCCACACGAGGTCAGCGGCGTAGCCCATCCGGCCCGTCTGGACGCTGATCAAGGGCACCTGATCGTTGTCCTTCCACACGGCGAACTGGCCTTCCATCACGAGCGTGACGGAATCCTCCGTGGTGAGGATCACCAGATCCTCCGTCGCGAGATCGTCGGGGATGCCGACGAGGTTCGACATGTTCCAGAGGAACCCGGATGGCCCACCGGCGGCCGCGGAGCCCAGCGCGACGAGCGATCCGCGCCCGTTACTGTCCACGAAGGACGCGAGACAGTCGAGCGTGGTGCCCGGATCGCTCGGGCCAATGCTCATGCGGCCGACGTAGCGCCCCGTGTAGGCGTCGAACCAATGCGCCTCAGTGGGGCTCGCGGCGCTCCCCGGTGAGGGGCTCCAGATCGCGACGACGTAGAGGTTGAGCGTCGGGTCGAACGTCGCGGTCGAGACAATCGCCGTGATCGCGGGGTAGCCGGTGTCGGCCGCCTCCACGATGCTCCGGAGTTGGTGCCAGATTGGCTCCGGCGCGTTGCCCGTCGCGAATCGCCACGGCCGGCCGACCGGATCGCAGAAGAAGATCGTGTTGCCGAACTGCACGACCGTCTGCGGCGCGATGGTCCCGACGTTGTTCGAGATCAGGTCGTGCGTGGCCGTCGAAGCCAGGTCAGGCCCGACCGCGCCTGAGATCGCGCCGATGGAGCGGGCGCGGAAGTAGTAGAGCGCGACGTTCGTAGCCGCGAGCGCATAGATCGGCTGCGTGCCCGTCTGTTCCAGCGTCCAGCGGTTATCGAAATTCGTTTGCTGGTATCCCGTGGTCCAATCGTTCGCTTCCGACCATGCGATGTCGATCCGCGCGGCCACGCTGCCCACGGCGGTAAGCACGAAGAACCCCGAGTCGCCATACACGACCGGCGGCCCGTAGGCCTGCCAGTTGGTCCCAGCGCTGTCGAAGTCGATGTAGGTCCCGACAATCGGCGTGCTCGCGAGACTCGACGCGACCCACGGGCGATGCACGCCGTCCGTGACGGCCATCGTGCCGCCGAGATCGGCCGAGTACACGCGGGTCGCGATCCCGCCATCAATCGTGACGCCGACCGGGGTGACGTCCGTCCAGAGCGTGTCTTGCCGAAAGAGCTTGCCGCCGAACACGGCGAAGTTGATCGTCGTGCCGTCAAGCTCGAAGTGCGTCCACGCGCCCTGTCCCTTGAACGTCGTGGCGTCGGTGTAGATCGCCGCGCCGTTGTTGCTGAGGACGAACCCCGGCCGCGCATACACGCCCGAGGCGTTGTCGGGGTCGGGGATGTACACGTTCCGCGCATCGACCAAGAGGTCTGGCGCGTCGTCAAACGGGTCCTTAGAGTTGAAGACTCCTTTCCACGGACCCGCGACAAGAGACTTCCGCCGCCCGAGCGCGACGGCCATTAGACCTCATGCGACTCGGCCGGTGTGTGGAGGTCGGCAGGCGCGACGGCGGGGGCGTCCGCAATCTCCACGGCAAGGGAGTACACCCCCTCCGTGCAGCGGGCGCCGAGCACGCCGACCGGACCCAGCTCATCGTCGAGACCCATGAGGATCACGGACGCCGCGGTGGCAATCTTCTCGCGCGCCGACTCCATCCCCGCCGTGAGCTGCGTCAGATAGTCGTGCTGCTTCTTCGAGATCGGGATGAGGCGTTCGGACATCAGCGCAGGGGGTTAGGAGGCGGGACCGTGGCAGTTCGTGACGACGAATTGCGCGGCGTGCCCATCGGTGGACGTGACGGACAGCGGCATCGAATAGCTGCCCGGCAGGTAGGCGTTCGTGATCCCGTTGAGATCGCCGGTGCCGTCGCTGTTGTTGTTCTGGATCGTGGACACGTCGATCGTGCCGCCGTCGAAATACAACCCACGGCACTTGTCAATCAGGATCGGGCCTTCGTAGATGTGGCACCCCGCGAACGTGAAGCCGTTCGTGATGCCCGTGGCCTGGATCGGGGTCGTGTTGTGATTGATGTTGACGCCCGAGCAGATGCCGTGCGCGTCATTCACGCCCGCGATCAAGGCGAGGCCCGTGGTGTTCGCGGTGAGGGTGCCGCCCACGAACGTCGTATTGCCGCCAGCGATTCGGGCGCCCGTGCCGCAGGTATGGATCATCGGCGCGGTGAACGTCGTGTATTCGGCCTGCGCCGCCACGTCCACGCCGATATCACACGCTTGAACGCGGAGGCTCGCCAGGGAGCCGCTGGTCCGCGCATCGCCTTGCAGGAGCACGCCGGTGCCATTCACCGACTGCACCGTCAGGCTGTTAACGCGGAAATCCTGACAGGCGCTGATGTTGAGCCCAACGGCAGAGCCGCCAGTGCCCCCAGGCCCGACGATCACCGCCGGACCGATCACCTGCCAGCCATCCACCAGCGACGCCGAAAACAGCGACAGCGTCGTTCCGGTCTGCACGAGCACCGCTCCGCTCAGGTCCCAAACCTGATCGGTGAGGAACGAGACAACGCCGTCCACCACGTAGCGGCCTGGCATCACGCGGATATAGGACGCGCTGGCCGCCTTGTCCTGAAACTCCGTCAGCCGGCTCACGCTGGCGTCGTCTGAGGGCGAGATCACAGCGCTCGACATGGCCGTCAGGAGAGCGGGCCGACCGTGGCGCCGTTGATCCGCACGAACAGCCCCGCGCTCGTCGTCCACATATCGCCATTCGTGGGCGCCGTGGGGGCGGCACCGGGCAGGAGATTGAAGCCGGCGCGGGTCGTCGTGCTCGCCGAGGCCGTGATGGTGCCGAGTGCCGTGATCTGGAGTTCGGCGTTCGCCTCATGCCCGAAGAACAGGACGCCCAATCCGCTCGCCGCCACCACGCCGTCTTTCGCGTCCGTGCCATCGGCCGTGAGGCGCAGATTGTCGCCCGCCGAGGACGCGATCAGCTTGCCGTTGATCGTCACCGGCACACTGGCGGCGGTGGCGATGGCCTTGCCCGAGCCGGTGGGCGCGATACTCACCGCGCCCGCGCTCGAGACAGTGACCGTCAGAAAGTTGCTCCCGTCGTAGGCGAGTTTGAACTGCGGCGCGGTTGTGGACGTCACGATGATCGGCACCGGCACGGTCCCGAACAGGTTCGCAATCGTGATCTTGAGCGTCGAGCCTTGCGGGCTCTGGCTCGAATCGCTCACGTCCACGAACGCGAGGATATCCGCGCTCGCGGTGGACGTGCCCGCGATCAGGCTGGTAAAGGGCGTCGTGGCCATCGTCGTTACGGCGCCGAGTTGCCCTGAAGGTCCCAGACGAATACTTCACACGTCCCGGCGCTGGCGGTCACGTCCAGCGACACCGTGAGTCCGTTCGACGGGATCTGGATCAGCGCGTCACCCGTGATGGCGCTCGACACGAGCGCGTAGTCGCTGGCGGTCCCGCCGACGTTCGCGGGATGGTAGGGAATCCCGACAGGATCAACAGCTTCCGCGTCTTGGCCCGCGATGCGCCCTTTGACCGTCAGGCTCCCGGACCAGTCGCCGTCAGGCACGATCTGCATCACCAGCGTCGAAAGCCCCGCATTGGTCCCTCCGGGTCCGAACTCCACCACGGTACTGTCATGGTCCGTGGTCAGCGTGAAATGCCGTCCGGGTGCGCGGATCGTGGTCGTCATCGAATCAGACTCAGGTCAAGGAAAGGAACGGGCATCACGTCGCCCACTGGTTGTTGTTGTAGCCGCCGAGCGCCAACTGGCGGCCGGTCCAACTGCCGCCGTTCGCGCCGCCGCCCTTGAACTGCGATTTCCACGTCAGGCACCAGAACGCGAAGCGTCCGGGCGCCGTGATCAGCGGGTAGCCGTAGCGGGTCGCCATCGCGCCCGACAACGCGGGATTCCGGTTGCCTTCGGTGCCGAAGTTGTAGGCCGCGCGGATCGCGATCAGCTCGCGCGTCGCTTCGGGCATCAACGTGGGCTGCACGTCGGCCGTGATATCGGGCGGCTGGAAGATCCCGTACACGTAGAGCGTCGAAGCCAGCGTCCCGTTGTTGAGCGCGCGGATCTGCGTGCCTTCGTTCATGTAGTCCACACCCTCGATCAGCGGGCACGTCGGGATATCCTCGAGCGCCTGATAGATCTGGGCGTGCATCGGGAACTTGGCGTAGCCGCTCGCGTCCGTGCCGAACGTGTATATCTGATTGTCGGTCGTCGTGAGCGTGGGCAGCGCGCCATAGGGCGCCGTGGGGTACAGCGACCACGGCGCGATAGCGGCCAAGTCCGCGAGCACTTGGTTCTGCGCTTCCGACAGCATCTGGTACTTCGTCTCGGGCGTGATCAAATCCCCGTCTGGCCGACCGGCCAAGCGGTTGAACAACCCGAGCAGGTACGTGCTGTCGTAGGTCGCCACTATTCAGCCCCGGCCGTCGCGGTCTGCCGGCGTGCCGACTTGGCGTCGCGCAGGGACTGGCCCTTCGCGGCCTTCTTGGCCTGTTCGCGGGCGTTGAGCGTCTCGTCCACGATCTGCGCCACCATTCGCGCGAGCGCCGCGGCTTCCATGCCGAGCACCTGATCCGGCGTGCTCACCGGCTTGGGCGGCTCCGGCAGCTTGACCAGCGTGTGTTCTGCGTCGGAGGCGTGGCCGCCGATGTACTGGAGGTTGAAGCCCAGGATCTTCGCGAGTTCCTCGTTGGGCGTCTCGACGAATCCCAACAGCCACGGGTCGCCCGCGCGCATCGCTTCGGCGAGCTTGATCTGGTTCGTGTACTGCGACGGCACGCCGAGCAGGCGACGGATGCGGAACGGCAGCTTGTTCGGCTGCTCCGGATCCACCACATCGCTCTCGCCGGCCGCCTTCGCCGCGGCGTCCCAGAACCGCGACAGGGCCTCGCGTTCGTCGGCCACCATCTTGTCCAGCGCGTAGCTGATCGTCTTCCGCCGGTAGTTGAACCGGAAGTACTTGGCGAGCGGCAACCACGGGCACGCCCACGAGGAGCCCAGGGTCAGCAACCGCTCCTGTGGCGTCTGCCCCATGTCGGGGTTGTCGCAGAAGTGCGCGCCCTGCTGCAAGTCGGACGTGATGAAGCCGGCCGTGATCGACTCGCGGTCCGTGCCCGACGTGAACTCGCGCTCGCCGGTGAAGGGGCGCCCGTTCGGGAACTTCACGGGATGCTTATAGACGTCGTAGAAGGTGTCCGTGAAGCGGCGGTCACGCTGCGAGCCCGTCTTGACCGCACCCGGATGCGCGGGCTTCGACGGGGTGAGCGGGACGCCAATCTGTTCAGCGGTGAGGGGTGCCATCGGTGCGGTCATGTCAGGGCCAAGGAGGGAATGAGGAGGGATGAGCGCGCATCAGCGCGCGACTCGTGGGGGTGCGAACTCGTGCTAACTCGTGGCGTGGACCTTCTTGTGGGGCGCAATGCCGACCCCGAGCATCGTGCCCGTTTCTTTCCACACGTCTTTCCACTGCGCGAGCGTGTTGGTCAGGCCTTCCGGCGGGGGCGGCAAGGCCTCGTTGACTTCCGTCTTGCCGATCGCGGATTTCATGAACTCGACGGCCGGCATCATCAGCACCGAGAGCGTGTCCAGGTACGTCTCGCGAAAGACCCGCTCGGCGGCTTCGTCTTCGGCCTTGAGCGCGTCGGCGCCGTCCATCGCTTCGAGCGCGTCGTAGCGATTGCACGCCTGCAACAGGCGGTCACGGGCCGTCAGGCCACGTACCGCGCGCTCATCGAACGGACAGGGGCGGAAGAATCCGGGCGGGAACGGCTCGCTCATCGCGCCCGACGCATCGAGGTAGCGCTTCTCGCGCGGGCTGTAGAGGCACGGTGTTCCGCCCCACTCGCCCTGCAAGAGCCACAGGGGCCGCACTTCGACGCCGTGCGTGTGCCACATGAAGTGCTGGTAGTCGGAGACGACCCCACGGCGGCCGGCTTGCCGCTCTGTGGAGAGTTCCGACCAATGCAACGCGAACTGCTCCGCGCGCGCCGGGATCACCAGCGCACGCGGGGTACAGCTGTAGATCGCCCACATCGGGCGGTCCGGTTGATCGTTGAACGGTGCCGTCGCCCAATCCGCCCGCGGCTCGAACTTCCGAAACCGCAGGTGCGCCAAGTTCGGTGTGATCGGCGAGATCTCCCGGAGTCGTCTATTCCACGACTCCGGGGCCTCGGCGAAGTACTCCGGCTTGACGTACTCGTTGAGCGACAGCGGGTACGGCATCAGCGCTGCGCCGCCGAGAGCACGGTGCCCACGGGGTTCGCGATCTGTGTGACCTTGGTCCAGCTCGCCGTGTCGGCCGCGCCGGGGATGGAGTAGTAATTGGTCGTGGTGGCGGGATTGCCACCCGTGCCGCCGGCCAGCGCGTCGGTGCCCGCAACCCACCCGCTCGAGCTGGCGAGGATCGTGAGGTAGCCGACGACGGCCTTGTTCGCGGACTGCGCCGGCATCGCGGCAATCGCTGCCGCTTCGCTCGCGTAACCCGTGGTGTAGTTGGCGGCAGCGGACACGAACGTGGTGGTCGCGTTCGCGATGCGCTCGACGGTGATCAGCCCCCATGTACTCGCGGGGATTGTTCCGAGCGACCCAAAGGCTTTCGCCGTCTCGGCCGCCACGGAGCCAATCACGCCGTTGATCGCGATCAGGTTGGCACTCGCCGCCAGGGTGACGGTGGTGCCAATCGAGAGTGTCGAGGTGGTCATCGGCACGCACGCCCCACTCATGAAGGCCAAGCATCGCTGCAAGGCCGCCAAGAGGTAGTTGAACGCGATCATGAACTGCTGCTGATCCGAATCAATCGCAACGGTGATCCGCTGCTTCGACGTGTTCGGCCACGCCGCCTGTGCGACGAACGGTGACTGTGCCATGATGATCGTCTCCCCTTACTGCGTGGAGAGATTCGTGGCATAGCCGCAGGCGGCACGGCTGGAGATCACGCGCTGGTAGAAGTAGTCGTACCCAGCGGCGATCTGCGCCTTGCCCTGCACCTTGTCGAGCTTGAAGATCGACTTCGACGCCTGCTCGTCCGGGTTGTCGGAGAGCTCGATCTTCGACACGGCCTGATCGAACCAGCCGATCAGCGTGTTGGGGATCGCGAGCTGCGACGTGAAGTACTGCTGGCCGCTGCCAGCATTCAGGTCGCCCTCGATGTCCGTCTCGGCCGAGTCGTAGCGCCGCGCCCCGAGCTCGCCCTGGATGGCATCGCGCCGGACGCCCTGCGGCATGATGAACCGATTGAGGGTCAGGCCACCGGCGTTCCAGCACTCGTTGATCATCTTCTCCTTGACCACGAAGGAGAGACGCTGCGAGGCCGTGGACGTGGACCCGGCCGCCCACAGCGGGAAGCTCGTGGTCGTCTGGCCCTGGCAGGAGTCGGAGGTCAGGATCGACGTCCATCCTTCCGGCCACTGGTTGTAGTCCGTGCCCGTGAGGGTCACGTCGCCATCAGCGTTCGCCGAGACGACGAGATCGCCCGCAGTCGGCGTGATGGACGACGCGAAGGTCACGTCGATGTTGCCGACGCCGGCCGACGCCGAGGGCGCCGCGGTGACGGTGCCGAACTCCACGATCGCGCCGGAGCGGATCAACGCGATGCGGTTCCCGACCGGGAAGCGGACCGGGTTCGAGAGGTACGTGTCCTGGACGCCGGAGTCGCCACCGGGGCAGAACGTGCTCGAGCCGTAGGCATTCTTGAGCGACACCACCTGCGTGGCGCTCGCGGAGCCCGTGTTCTTGACGACGGCCAGCGTGGCCACGGACGTGCCGTAGGTGGAGAGGCCGATGCCCATGCCGATTGAGTAGCCAGACATGTTCGCCTGGTACGTCGTCTGGTCCTCGATCATGGCGCCACGGGACTTCTGGCTGAACGCCTGCGCGAGACTCGTGTAGCCGTGGCGGACGTTCATCTCGACCGGCATGAACGTGCCATGCGTCGGCGCGGGGGTCTGCATGATCCGCTCGCTGCCACCGTCCGGGATGAAACTCGGCAGGATGGGTCGCGAGAGAATCAGCGGGACGCGATTCTCGTTGCCCGAGACGACGATGTTCTCCTTCGGGTAGGAGCGGAACCACTTCTGTTCCTCCGTGATCAGCTTGATCGCGGTCTTGACGGTGGTGTTCGCCTTGGTGTAGAGGTCCGCCAGTGAATTGACGGTGGCGGCGGAACTGGGGGTTGCAAATCCGGTGGCCACGAGGGCCCTGTGAGTGCGGCTCTACCGCACAGCCAAAAGTGAGACGACGAAGGGAGGTGTTACCGCTGGCGCATTGCGTTCGCGCCAGCGTTCAACATCAGAGCGAAGGCATCGGACTCGGCCGCGACCCGTTCGCTCTGCGGCGACGGCGTGGCCGGTCGGACTGCCGGGGTAGTCGGTGCGACGGTCTGCTTGACGCCACGCGCCGCGGCGGCCATACGTGCGGCCGTGTCGGTCGCGGCCTTGGACGTGGAGGCGACGAGCGTCTGCTGTTGCGCTTTCTGATCCGCGCGCAACTGGATCCGCTCCTTGACGAGCTCCTGCCACTCCAGGGACACTTTGCCGTCCTTGGTGTGATAGGGGATCTGCTTCGCCAAGAGCGCGCGGTCCTGTGGGGTCAACACGGTCGGGTCCAGCTTCGCCGCGTCGGCCACCGCCTGCATGAGCTTCGGCGCTTCCGCCGTGAAATCCACGGGTGCCGGCTGCGCCTGTGCGGCACTCGCCACCACGCCGCGGTAGTGATCGCGGATCGCGTTCGCCAGTTCGCGGCTCGTCAGCGCGTGTTCCCGCTGCATCGCCTGCAACGCGGCGGGATTGAGGACCAATTGCTCCCGGAGCCCACCGCGACCGTCCGGCACCTGCTCGGTCATCAAGACCGAGATCAGTTTTGCGGGGTCCGTGAGCGTCTCGATGAGCAACTTGTTCTCGGCGGCAAGCGACGCGTTCCCGATCCGCATCTCGATCGCGGCGTCGGGTCCACTGAACGTCCTGCCTTCCGGGTTGGTCCATTCCGTGACCTTGGAGAGCGTCTGGTATTCGACACTCTGCGCGCGGTTCCGCTCAAAGAGGGATTCGCGTTCGCCGAGTTTGGTCTGCACATCGGCCAATGCCTCGGGCGTGATCACCGCGCCGCCTTCCTTGAACACGCGGATGCCGTCATTCGCGACGGTCCGCCCGTTCACTGTGAAGGTGAGAGGCTCAGTGTCCGCAAGAGGATCGGTGGTCGCTGCGGGCGTCTCGGGGGTCGTCCCCGCGCTCTCGGCAGGTGTCGCGGCGGTCGCTGCCGCTTCGAGCGTTCCTTCGGAACCGTCCGCGTGCTCAGTGTGGAGGTCGTCTCCACCGGCAGCTGCGGATTCGTTCGGCTCTGGCGACTCACTCGCCGTGCCTTGTGGGATCTCGCCGAATTGCTCGGCGGCCCAATCGGACACGGACGGGGCGCTCGGAACGTCGGGAGCTTCAGTTGTCGCTGACGGGGACATAAATAGGCCAATGGTGAGAGAAACGCAAGAAGAATCGGTGGCGCGTTAGAGCGTTGGCATCTGCGATTGCTTGGCCGCGTGCAGCGAGCGCACGGCCTTGAACAGGTGATTCATGGCCCCTTGTGGCGTCGGTGCGGCCTGCGCGGCGGCCATGTGCGTCTTGGCCTCGGCGTGGAGATCGGCGGCTGGCTTGACACCCTTGCCGCGGCCCCGGCGTCCACGGTGCGCCTTCCGGTTCGCGGCCTTGTGGCCCATCTGCGCCTGCACGTAGTCGGGCAGCGGAGACGCGGGGGGTGTGCTCGTGAACTCCTGGCCCACGTCCTTGGGGATGCCGAGCGAGGAGTCGCCATCGGCGGCGGCGTGCATCGCGGCGTTCTGCGCTTTCGAGACGACAGGCATTAGGCGGGTTGCAGCGGCGCGCGCTGCGGCGTGGGTGAGGGAGCTGGTGCAGGAGCGGGCGCGGGAGGAACAGCCTGCGGGTTAACCGCGGCCTTTTCTTCGGCGGCGATCGAGGCGGGGTCGCTGGCCTTGCCCTGAATGATCACGCCCTTCGGGAGGGCAGCCGGTGGCTGCGATGCCGCGACGGCGTTCCGCATGCGGGCGTATTCGTCGAGGGCGATCTGCTGCCACGACGGATCGAACTGGCCGAACTTGGCCGAGTCGATCAGCTTTGCGAGCCGGCGCTGCCGGAACTGCGCGATCAACGGCTCGTCGTCGGTCGGGAGCGGCGCGAACGGGCTCCACGGGGCCGGTGGTGCTTGTGGTGCGGGCACGGTCAACGGCTGGCCGGTCTGCTGCGCCTGCGCCTGCAACGCCTGGTACTGCTGCGTGGCGGCGTCGAATTGCTGCTTCGCGGCCTGATACTGCTGGAACTGCGCGGCCCAATCGGGTGACGGCGGTCCCTTTTCCCAGCCCGTGATCTGCCGCTCGATCCGCTGCTCGTGGGCGGACGGGGGGAACCCCAGCCGGCGTGAGAACGCGGGGCGCAGGGCGTCCGCGGCCTCGTTCTGATCGAGGATCCGCGCATTTACGAGCTGGATCGCGTCCTGCGCTTTCGCCTCGGGCGTGATCAGCCCACCCGTGCCGGCCTTCACGGTCACTTTGCCGATCAGCGCGAAGTCGGTAGCGTGGAACGCCTCGGTCTTGAAGATGCCGTCCTCGCCGACATAGCTGATCTCCTGCTCCGTCGTGAAGTCGCGCATCGCCATCTCGAGCTTGATGCGGCACCAGCGCGTGTAGGCGCCGTTGGCCGCCGTGTTCATGCCGCCGAGCGAGACGTTGTTGTTCGCCGTGGCGAGTTGGATGGCGCGACCGCTCTTTTCGTCCGCCTGATCCTGACCCTGCGCGGCCCGCACGGTCGAGCCGATGGAGTTGATCTCCTCGCTCGCCAGCTTGTACATGGTCACGAACGAGTTGTCGAGCTCGATCTTCTCGCCCCAGCTCGGCTTGTCCTCGGCGCGCACCAGCGGGATCAGATCGCCAGTCGCCCTGGCATCGTCGCGCTGCTGCCCGCTGATCGGGCTCACTGACGAGGCGTAGCCTTCGAGGTGGAGGTTCTTGTCCAGCGCCTCGGAGAACGACATCGCCAAGTGCGCGTTGTTCTCGATGGCACCGGCGGACATTTCGATGTAGGCGCGGCCCGTGGGGTCTTGCTCGTCCGGATCGCCACGCGGCGTGATCTGGACGACCGGGATCTCCATGCACCGCGTTTCCTTCTTGGGCGGCTGTCCGGCCTCCGCATTGGGCACCGGGAGCTCTACGTCCATGGCGAGCAACGCGCGGTCGATCACGAAGCCGGCGTCTCCGGTGCCAATCGAGGCACCCGTCACCACCACGTCGGCGCCCCGCTTGTGATCCGGCGAGGCCTTCGCGAACACATGGTAGTAGAAGAAGATCCGCTCGTCGGACGAGCCCTGTTTGTTCTTGTCGCGCCCGTCCGTGAGCTTCCACCGCGCGCGCTGGAACAGCGGCAAGAGCACGTAGTAGCGGGGCGGCGTCCAGTCGCAGAGCTTCGAGAGCGCGTCCGCGTCCATGCTCACGACTGACTGCCACCGGCGCTTCCCCTCGCCGATGGTGCAGTAGCCGAGCACGATCACCTTCTCGGCCGTGTCCACCGTGGCCGTCTCGGGATACACCCGGATATGCTCGCGCTGCCACTTGGACGCCATCATCTTGGGTTGCCACTGGGGCGCGGCCTGCGTCGGGTCCGTCGTGAACTGCGCGCCTTCGCCGAACGTGCCGTCCGGATTCACCGGGCCCGTCACGTAGCGGAGGATCGGGTCCGTCGTCGGCATCCCGTCTGGCCCGAGCAACGGCTGCATGGGGCTCTGCGCCATCGGGTGCGCCGGGATCTGCAACGGCACGTAGCCGCCGCCGGTCGGGTCGGTCCAGCACTCGAGGTAGGCGCTCGCGCACGTCATGGAGCGTTGCAAGCGGTCCCAGAACAGCACGGGATCGTTGGTGCCCTGCTCAGAGGCCTGCTGCGTCAGGAAGCGGTCGCCCAGATCGCAGGCGTGTTCGGCCTCGTCGGAGTCGTCGCCGGGCTCGCACTCCATCTGCGGGAAATCCACCAGCAGCGCTTCTGTGGTCTTGTTAATTTGGTCCCACGCCTTGTTCGGGACCGCCTGGATCGTGACGCCGGCCGAGCCATACGGCAGCGACTGCGTGTAGCGGTCGCGGTTCGGCTCCTTGGTCAGCGTGGACCACGGATAGCCGAGCTTGACGTAGGTCCAGTGGGTGTCTTGCGCGAGGTGATTGAGCGCGATCAGCTCTTGCCGCTGAATCAGCCCGTCCGTCGTTTTGAACACCTGATCGTCGGTCTGCTCGAGCAGCGGACCCATGCCCGCGAACGGGCTCTGTTGCGCCGGCTGTTCAGGTTGGCCGAGATCGCCGAGCATCGCACCGAGCGGTGTTGGGGCGCCGGCAACGCCGGTGGCGGTGGCACCCGTGGACTCACCACGGAAGCTGAACTCCGCACCGCCGCGGGGCGTCTCGGCCAGTGGCGCGGACGCATCGACGGCGGCTTGGCCGGTCAGGAACTGCGTCGGGTTAGGCAGGTTCTTGGAGGCGATAGCTACTTTGGAACCGGGCGAGGGAAATTCGGCGGAACGTCGCTGCTTACGGGTACGCCGGACGGACGCACGCCACTATAGGCGGCGTATTTCGGCAGCGTCGCAGGTTTGCCGCACAGCCCGCAGGTCACGTCAACTGTCTCGGACGACTTGCCACGGATGCGCTGGTAGGTGGTGCCGTCCGGGTTGTTCCAGATATGCCCGCGACGATCACAGGCGGTGCGACTTTCCGCGTCAGGCAACGGAGCGCCGCAACGGATGCAGCGCCCACGCGCGTCCGGCATGGCGTGGCCGTGCGCGTCGCAGTAGTCCGCGCTGCCGGCGCTGGCCGGGACGGTGAACGAGGGCGCCGTGTACTTCACGGGAACCGTTTCGGACTAGGGGATAGAACGGTGTTGACCGAAACAGGCAGCACACTGTCTAACTGAGCAGCCGCGTCTGGAAGGCGCGGAATGACAACGGCGTCGAAGAAGAAGGAGTATTCGATGTCGCAGAGAACCTGGCCGTTATCGGTCAGGGGATAGACGGTAGTTTCTCCGTCGCTCACCACGTCACCTTCGCGCTTCACGCCGGCACCCCGTCAGACGAGATGCCCGAGAGGATGCTCAGCTCAATCGCATCGTCCTTGAGGCCGGATGCGCGGTCGATCTCAAGCTGTCGCAGCATTGCGCCGCGCAGTCGCATGTCGGTGCCGCAACGCGCCGCGATCAGCATCTTGAGCGGATCGGCTTCGACGCGAGGCAACGCCGCTGGCGTGACCGGGACAGGCACTTCGACCGCGCCGCGCTCGCGTAACAGCTTGTAGCTGTCCAAGAGCGCGTCGTAACGGGCCCGCTCGGCGGCTAACGCTTCCACCAGCGCATCAACGCGCGCCTCCGCACGCAAGGCACGCAAGGCATGCTGGTTGGCGGCCATGCTGGCTTCACGCAGGCGGGACTCGGTGCGACCGAACATCACTCAGGGCCCTCGTCCGCCGTCGGCGTGGAGTCGGCGGGTCCGGGGGCCTCGACGTCGCTCCCAAGAGCGGGGGCCTCACGCGGCACAGTCTGCCCGTCTGCGGCGGCGGTTACCTCCTCGCTGGCACCCGCACGATCTCCACTGGCCGCGTTTGTCAGCGGCGTCACACCCTCTGCCGTCTCGGCTTGGGCTTCGATCAGCCCATAGTGCAGGAGCGCGTCCTGGATCATCCGGCCACAGAAAGCCGGGATTTGACTCAGGTAGTACTCGTGGACCTTGCCGCACTCGGCGACGACCTGTTCCGCGGCGATCTGCTCGGCCTGCGCGCGGGTGATGTAGTCGCCTGCCTTGCTCATCGGGCGGCGGTCGGTCAATGACAGGATGCGTCCAGCGCCGTTCGTCTCGCTCATCGTCTCACCGGAATGCGGTAGCGGCCAACCGTGGCCGTCTGGGGTTCCCCGAGCCACTCGCTCATCAGCGCGTCAGCGGTCGGGCGTTCATTGGGGCGGTGCTTGGCGTAGTTGTAGCCCATCGACTTGCCTTCCTCGTCCACAGCCGCCGATGGTACGGACGTCAACGGTCGGGACATGAGCCCGTAGCGCGTCTCGTCGTACATGTCGTCACCGCCGCGACCCGACGAGTCCGCGTCCACCTTCAGCGCGTCCTCGCTATTCGACGGGTTCAACGGCATCCGCTGCATCTGCGCGAGGCAGGCACGGTTGCCCGCCGTATCCATCCACTGAAAGCGTGGGCGGGCGTCGGGGCGGTCGGGCGGCAGGTATGTGTACCGGCGCAGGTTGTTGAGCCCTGCCACGCGCGCGTCATTCGCGGCCACCATGCGCCACCCGAGCTTCATCAGCTCCTCAGCGATGGTCGGCCCCGCGAACTCGCCTTTCTTCATCCGCTGCCGCCAGCAGTCTCCACCCGCGAACACGACCATCCGCTTGGGGTCGAAGCCGCCAGCACGCGCCTTCGCGTCGATCTGCTCGGGCAGGTCCAGCCGCCCCACGAGCGAGTCCTGCTTATAGACGGTCCCGTCCTCGTCGGCGCAGTAGAGCCCCATCGCCCACGGGTGCTGATAGCCCCAATCGAACGCGGCGAACTGCGTCCAGTGGCCTTCCGGCGCGAACGCAGGTGTGACGTGGCGATCAGACAGGCCAGGCAGCGCCAGGCCCACCCCGGACTCCAAGAGCGCCGCATAGACCTCTTGCTGGAGCTTGGGGCTATCCGGCGGGTACTCGTCGATCAGGTCTTGGATCGCTTTGGGCGAGAGGGTCGGGTTGTCGAACGCGGTCCCGGTGAACTCCTGCCACTCGTCGGAGCGTTTACCCGCGCGGATCTCCGTGCAGAGCAGGTTGAAGTAGCTCGGGATCTGCGGGGCGCCGGTATCGTCGTAGCCGCCATCGGCGCCGGCGTTCGTGGTGCTCATCAGAATGAGCCACCCGTCGTTGTCCGCCAGCGCAAGCAGAATCACGTCCTGGAGTGCACCGCGTAGGTCCAGCCAGGCCGCTTCATCGACGATCACGCCGAAGAGCCGCTTGCCGATGCCGCGGATCGAGTCGATAGCCTCGCGGTCACCCGAGCGCAGCAGCAGCGCGCCGACACCGGGGATCTCGACGTCGTGCTTCTGGACGTTGAGGTTGACCCACGGCAGATGCCCCATGCGCGGGACGATCTCTTCGCGCCATAGCACGGTGGAGAGGTTGGTGTAGTTCTGAGCGATCCATACGACGTCGCCGCCCTGCAGCACGCCGCGCATCGACGGGCGGCCATCCTCCCATCCTGGACCGTGACCCGCCATAGCCGCGATCAGCGCGAAGCGGGTCTTGGAGCCGCGCCGACCGACACGCAGCACCTTGCGAGTCGCCGGGCTGTCCAGCCATTCGGGCTGCTTGCCAATCGGCTCGGGTAGTACGAGCTCGCCGGACGCGGCCACTGGTTCGAGGACGGCGCTCACCCTTCCCAGCCCAAGAAGTCGTCGAGCTCCGCCATCGCCTCGGCTAGATAATCTCGCTTCGGCGGCTCACTCTGCCGGGACTGGTTGAACCAGTCGAACTCGTCACCCAACGCTGTGAAAAAATGAACGCGCTGCAGACTACGCAGCACGGCCGCCTCGTAGGTTCCAGCGAGAGTCGAGACCGTCTCAGGCGCGCTCACGACGCAGTCACCCGGCGGCCTTCGCGGACAAACCGAACTTGGACTTCGAGCGGGCCGCCATTTGGGCCAACCACGCCCTGTGGCACCTTGCCGAAACCACGGTCCGCCGCGAACTCAAGCGCCTTCATGAACGCCGGATGATCCTTGTCGTTCAGGATCTTCTCGACTTGGTTGGCGGTTTTCGCACGAGACGCCAAAAGCGCCATCCGATTTTTGAACGTATCGGGTGGCCGACCGGGACCGGCTTTGGTCTTGTTGCCAGGGTTGCCGGCTATTCCGCCGAAACTCGTTGACGTGGCGCGTCTTGGCACGCGAGGGGGCCAGTGGTGGGGACCGCCGAACTCGTTGCCGAAGCTAAGGCCGCTTGCCTACTTACACATGACCATTCTTTAACTAGCTAGTTGTTAGCTAGCGCTACGTGCCACGTCAGGCGGCTCGCGTGGTCAGGTAGTCTTGTATGCGCTGTCGTGGGCGTTGCCGGTCGCCGGGGATCTTTTGCGCAATCGCGCGAACGTGGTTTTGGACGGTAAACACGCTGATGTGCAGCCGTTCGGCGATGACGGCATTCGACCACCGCTCAGCAACCAACCGAGCGACCTGCCACTCTCGAGGTGTCAGTCGTGGCGTCATGCGGCTTTCCCAACCACGCACGCGGGCGGCGACAGTCGGGCCGGCTTGGTGCCGCAGCTCGTCACGTCGGCGATCAGCCAGTCACAGTGGGTGATGACGCCGTTGCCGCTGGTCCAAAGCACGCCGAGGGTGTCGCCCTTGTAGATGCAGCGGGGGTCGCGGACGGGAGCCGTCGGGGGTTCGCAGGCGGTCACGCTGGCGACCGCGGCGGAGATCAGGAATAGATGGCGTTGGTTGTTCATGTCGGTGACTCAGGCGGAGGAAGCAGCGCGGCGAGCTTGCGAGACACGCCCTCAGCTCGTAGAAACGTGTCGCTATCTAGCCCAGTGTTCTGTGAAGCCTTGGCGCATGCCATGACGGCTTCGACATCCGCTTGCGCGAACCCGAACGGCTGGCCGTAGAGGCAGAGGGCCGCAGTCGCGTGCCGATATGGGAGCGACTGGGAGAAACCCTCGCTTTCCACGTAGACGCTATCGACGACGACGACAACGTCGCCGACTCCAACAGAGCCGCTGCGGTCGGTGCAACGTGCCTTCCATTCTTCCGGCGTGAGCGCAGGGGTGATCGAGTCAGACATGCAAGTCTCCGGGGTTGGGTCTCATCGTCTCTGAGGAGCCGCCCCCGCGGCGAGCGGG